CATGTCATTTTTCCTTCCATGTCGTGCAGGTGCGCTATCCGGTAACGGGTATCAAACGTGAGAAAACGGTTGATGGTATGCACCGTGAATTCTTTTGGATTCAGGTCCGCAACCGGACCGTAGTCATACACGCGGGCGATGTATTCCTGAACGACCGGCGGTGTTTTCGATGTGTCCTGAACGATTTCGGACATGTACTCTATGACGTCCTCCGACAGCGCGAGTCGCTGATTCGGACGTTCAAAAGCCCACGTTTCAAGGAAAGCGTCAAGCATCCGCTCATAGGTGCCAGTTTGGCGATCAAGGCGATACCAAAAGGGTTTGCCATCGCGGTTATTGTTGTTCGGGATTGTGAAACTGGGGCCATCGGGGAACAGAGCAAGGCCCTTCCGGGCGCGCTCTTTGGCGTACTCGATGAGGTACGGTTCACCCAAAGCGGGGCGTTTGGAGTATTTCAAGGCGTTGTTCTGGAGGTTCTCTTTTTCGAGGTAGTCCATCATGTAGACGGACGCGGCGGTTTGGCTTCGCGGGAGCTCATATTGAACAAACCCGCGGGTCCAGAAGTTGCAGTCATCCAGCCGTTCGCCCAGTTGGCGATCCGGCGGCGGCGTTAGCCAGAAAATGACAGCGTGAAAGTGGGCGCGCGAGCGCTTTGCACCATACTCGCCGACGGCGACGTACTGGAACTGGTGCCCAGCTTTCCGCATACGCTTGAAGGTTTCTTGCAAGTGGCTGTAATCGAGCCAATAAGCGTCAGGGTTGTCCTTCGCTTTTATCTGGTCCTGTTCGTCAGTGGCGTCCTTGTCACCATAGGTGAACGTGCAGAACCACGTGGCGTAGGCGGTTTGTTCCGCGGCCAGCATTCGGCCGATCCATTGCATCTTTCTCATAGCAATGCACTTTAAGCACTTGCGGCAAGGCGCGTCTATAGACCTGTCGCCATGCCTGATTTTGAGGGGGGTTAAACACATGTGGTGTCAGTGGCGCAATAGAAGACAAGGGGGGAGTGGTTGCCGCCCCTACCCCCCATTCCATTAAATATGGAATTCCATGGGGGGCAGGGGCTTACGTTGCTGCAGCGATTGTGGATCGGGGGCAGCACCGTGTCCGCTTTACGCTCTTTGCAAAGCGAATATCGCTTCGCACGTTTCACGTTGCGTTTGCAAGTCCGGCCAACAGTCCGCGCATTCAATGGCGGGTTTGTCCGGGCTCTCGAGGTCGAGCTCCGGTCTCACGAAGTATTCGTAAGACAGTGAACCGTGCTGATGTATGAGGGCGCGTTCGCGTTTGGCAACGGTTTGCACGATCTGTTCCAGAAACAGGGTTTCCACCAGATTGAGCTGGTGCGGCCTGTCGTAGTGCAGGAAGTGAAAATGCACGTTGTCGGACAGCCCGTAGCGGTAACCACCGATTAGCGGAATACCGTCGTTCGCGGCTGATTTCATAACAGCACGGACGAACTCACAGCACCGGCGTTCCGCGGGTGTCTGCCAAATCGGCGTCAGGTAGTTCACCAGTGCCTTCGCCTTTGGGTTCTGCAGGTTCTTCAGACACTGGTGCTGGAACTCGCTTGGTATCGCTTTCAGGGGCGGGACCTTCAGATGTATCAGCCTTATGGCGTCCTCGAGCGGCATGCAGTGCGTTAGCTGTTCTTTCATTTTTCAGTTCCTCGAGTTCGGAGCGGATACCTTCCCGCTCGATTGCATTGCGGCGCATCATTCGTTCAATCGCGAGCATTTCCGGCGACAGCGGAGCTGGCCGGTCTAAGGACGTATAAACAACGTCGCTGGTACGGTTGAAGGTCTGATCCACAGTCCGATCAATCCAGTACAGATCACCTTTTGTCAAGAACCGCAGAAACGGTTTAGTGATCAACACGCGGACGTCGCCTTCAAAAGTGCAGACCAGTTCTTCGCCGTCTCCGGCGTCATTGTCTGCCTGCCAGATGGTAGTGCGTTCGGAGCTGCGAAATTCGACGCGGCCCTGTTTTATGGCTTCAAAGTCAGTTCTAAGTCTCATTTTTTGGGGTCCTATTGTTGGGGGCATACGGCCCGAGATATTCCCTTTTGCAGCCGCCTCCGGCGTCTGTCGCTTGTACGGTCTACGACCGCGCTCAAAAGGGGCGGCTCTGTGAGTCCGCCACTGCGCGCCGGCAAGCCGGCTTGTCGCCCAGGGTAAACCTTGGGCGATCCGCACCCTTAAGGGTGCGGACCAAACGGGGCCCCCGTGTTCGGGGACCCCTGATTTAGTTTACGGGCTTGTTCGGGGACCCTTTCGGGTTCCCCTTGCCCGCCAAACACTGCCCGATAGGAATCAGGCCGTAATCCTCCTGTTCAATAACTTAAGGATCAGGGGCAGGGGGCACGTCTGTTCCGTCGCCGGTGAGGCGATCGGTCGGGACTTGCGCCTGAACTTTTTCGTAATCGTCACCACCTTCGCGGATGGCAGGGCCGAAGTAAGTCAGTCCTTCGACTTGAGCCACTCCGGATAGCCACCATTCGAAAGGATCCTCCGAAGAATTAACGAAAACGTCATGCGACAGGTCCTGCGAGAGGTAGAAGTCAGGGCCCAATTTTGGATCGACCACGTCGGGCGACCAAATCCGGTTGCGGTTCTCATCCCAAGGAGCTGCAGGGTCGGGGCGGTAATACCGGCCACCAATTTTAACATCCTTGCGGAGCCATTTGGAGTTAAGAGGCCGATAACCAAAGAGATCATCGGTAGTTGACGAGGAATCGATTTCACGTTCCGTGACCAATTCGACCGGTTGCGGGTCGAGTTCGTCCGCGGTGCGGTTCGGTAGATCATCGACTGTCAGAGCTGCATTATAGTAATCGCGCTGACGCTCATACAGCTGTTCAGGGAGAGCTTGCGCAACGATCATAAAGACACCGCCACAAGTGATCGGTGGAAGGGCCGCTTCCAAAGTCAGCGTGGTTTGTCCGTCCGTCATGGACTTATCGAGATTAGCGCTGTCAGTGGCATAACGTTGTGTCATGCCGACAACGCCTTCCGCCATGTCGAGCTGGATGGGCTGGCGCAGGTTTTCGTCCCGAACCCGCACACCAGCAAGGAGCTGGTCCATCATCCATTCTTCCGAATACCCTTGGAATTGGGTCCGCAAGCGAGCCCAAGCGGCGGTCTCTCGAGCAAGTTTGATGTTGGCAAGGGTGAGCTGAACGTTCGAGCCTTCCAGTTCGGCGTAAATCTCACTGGCGCCAACACCAATATCGAATTGAAGGTAATTCGGGCTATTGCCGAGGTTCATCGCGGATTCAGTAGCTTGAAACGTCGGATCAGCGTTCGTGAAACTAGCGCTACCCACGCGGTTAATACCGCGAATGGGCAGCTGGCCGCTCTCATTGAGAAATTCAATGGGAACGGTGCCTTCTATCAACGCATCATCGAAGCTCGGCTTGATGTGTTTCAGCGTGTTGGACCAGAAGGCAGGTTGCAAATCGCCGTTAGTCGATTCCGCGTGTTCGAGGCTTGGAGACGTGTGCGTCGCCAGATGGTTCCAAATCTGGTTGTAACTCTCGATTATGTCGCTGTTCCTAGTCGCGTCGTGGAGCCCCAGATGGGTCTCGAGCTCGGTAACGCCGTCCGGCGCTTGCTCAAACCAAGGGGTCACGAGGCCATCAACCTCCGGTTCGTTGTTATAAGACCGGTCGATGTTGCCCATGTCTTTAAACCGGTCAAGAGCCAGTTTCGGAACGAAATAGGCTCGAGCGGTAATCCGGACCGGATTAATCAACATGGAGGCAGTTTCAAACATTTGAACGTTTACGGCAAAGCGGGACATCCGCATTCCGTCCTCGCGTTGCAGACCGATGGCGGTCAAAGGCACGAGCTTGCCGCCCATCGAGGACGTGACAACGCCGGCTTGCATAGGCCGCAAGAAACGCTGGTGCGCTATCGGCGTACGCCGAAGTCGCGGGGCGTCCGGTTGATACGGACTGATCCGATTGGAGTGCTGTTCTGTGTACATGGTCTTTCCCTTAATCGTAGGCGGTTGGGTAATGCCGGCGCATGAAGTCTGTACGCGCGGCGTCGGTCACAGCGCCCCGTTGACCGGAGCGGTGTTCGATTGACGTACGCTTGCGCGCCGCCTTTCGATTGTTCTCTTCGCGGTACGGCTTGAGAACGTCGCGGGCACCTTCATACAAGTGCCGGCGGTTGTGGTGTGCCCAGACCCACGGCGTAATCTTGCCGTGTGCGCTGGTGAGAAGGTTATCGTCACCGGCGATCTGCTCGATCATGTCGCCGGTAGGCCACCACGCAGGCAGGCCCAGTCCGGGCACCGCGTTCTTCAACGCAGCTTCGTTTTGGGCAAGCGTCACCGCATCTTCCGCGACCACTTCCGGATCGAGGGAATCACCGAAGGTGGTCGTTTGTCCTTGAAGGAAATCAGCGGGTGAGCTGCCGGCATGGCCAGCACCGGAAAACCAGTCTACCGCTTGGCGCGCGGTGTTGACCGGCGCCGAAACGGTTTGCTTAACCGGCGACGCAGTGCGCGACACTTGGCGCATCGAGGACGTGCCAAGCGGATTCGCGTTTTCGTTGCGGAGCCGGATGAGCTGTTCGCCCATAATTTCATTGTTAAGCCTTTCGGTTTCCTGCCGAACCGGATCAAGTATATCGCTCACTGTGGTGAGCGCCTCGCCTACCGACTGGAGCCGGTTTTGCATCGGAGATTGTTGGATTCCTTGGTTGGCAAAGTTGCCACCCACGGCGCCGAGGACGGACGACGGGTTAAACCCCGCGTTCCGCGCGCCGGTCACCATCCACTTGTAACGGTTCTCTTCCAGCTTCTGCTGATCGCGAAGCTGTTTTTTTACGGAGGGTCCTTTGTCCTTGCCGAACAGCGATGCCGCTGCTCCGGCAATGCCCGCTATCGCCGAGAGACTCACGGTTCGAACCCTGCCGTGGTATTGAGTTCACACGGTCCGTGGCACTCAAACCATATTGTGCGCTCGCATGCGGAGACAGCCAGCGCAAGTATGCACCACTTAACACCAGACGCGAAAATACTTCGCTTTCGTTCCATTGCCTTTTCCTCTCGATTTAGCCGCTTTACGGCTGTTGGGTTTGGGTACGCAAACTTTGGGTTTGTCGTTTTGGGTCAACGCCCGCTTTTGAACCAAGTTAGAGGCTTCGCCTGCCAGACTAGTCGTAGCAGTCAGGGGTACGTTGGGCGCTAGTTGAGCGAGTTTTGTAACGACGCGGGGTTGGGGGGTTTTTGGATTCGGACCTTTTGGTACCGATTTTTTGGGACGCCGCGGGCGTCCAGTTCGGACCGCACGAGTTGCGGCGGCAAATGGGGACACTGATGGTTTAACAGAGGAAACAGCGCGGCGCGCGGCGCTAATTTTAGCACTTGAGCGCAGACGGTTCGCAGCTCGTCTGGTTGCAGAGACCGGTGATCGAGGGGAGCGGGGACGTCTAGGCCGCTTCGCCATGTCATTTTTCCTTCCATGTCGTGCAGGTGCGCTATCCGGTAACGGGTATCAAACGTCAAAAAACGGTTGATGGTATGCACCGTGAATTCTTTTGGATTCAGGTCCGCTACCGGACCGTAGTCATACACGCGGGCGATGTATTCCTGAACGACCGGCGGTGTTTTCGATGTGTCCTGAACGAGTTCGGACATGTACTCTATGACGTCGTCCGACAGCGCGAGTCGCTGGTTGGGACGTTCAAAAGCCCACGTTTCAAGGAAAGCGTCAAGCATCCGCTCATAGGTGCCCGACTGTCTGTCGAGTCGATACCAAAACGGTTTACCGTCTCGGTTATTGTTGTTCGGGATCGTGTAGCTTGGTCCATCGGGGAACAGAGCAAGGCCCTTCCGGGCGCGCTCTCTGGCGTACTCTAAAAGGTACGGTTCGCCGAGGGCGGGGCGTTTGGAGTATTTCAAGGCGTTCTTCTGGAGGTTCTCTTTTTCGAGGTAGTCCATCATGTAGACGGACGCGGCGGTTTGGCTTCGCGGGAGCTCATATTG